TTGAAAGGGTCGAGGTCTCCGCATTGCGAGTACGTCAGTAGTACGTATCTGTTTTGGAATCTGAAAGATGCCATGTTTGCCGACTGGTCTGTGCTTGGGCTGGATGAATTGATCTTCTGTAAGATTCTAAGATCAATGAAATGCCCATCCCTCCCCCTTATATACCCATTACTGTGGTCCGTGCACTCACTTTAGGGTGTTGGCTCACTGCTTTTGTCGTCACAAAAATTGGGATCACGCGTCGTGTATGCTCTTAAATGATTGGTCACAATAATTGAATTAAAACGCTAGTCTACCACAGCCCCCCTTCTCCTCGCCCCACATCTTGCTCCGCCCCACACCTTTGCTCCGCCACCATACCATTCCATTCCATTCCATTCCATTCCATTCTGTTCTCTCCAGGGTGATCACTAGTTTGCATTCTGTGTTTCTCGTCGTTGTTGTTCTTTTATTTTCCACCACTGGATCCCTTGTCTTCCCAACAAGTCCATTGCATTTGTTGGTTCGTATAGTAGTTCTGTCCATTCTTGTAGACTGTACTGTCGTGGGTCAACTTGTCCTGCAAGGTAATCTGGCGTAGGCCAGGTGTATCCGTGTGCGTAGTACATGCACATTATGTCGGACGAGTCCGAAATCCAATAAAGGTACGTATTCTGCTGTGTTGTCGATAGGCAAGCTAGTACTAGTGTAACAGGTACTAAGTGTGGAACTGCGTCGGACCCTTCAATCCATTCGAGTTTCTTGACGCGACATCGCGCGTCGCATCTCCAATGCTGTTCTGTGAGGCCTCCGTTGAGGCAACAGTCCCCTCCTCCCCAGTTTGACCAATGTCCTCTACCCACGATATCTTCTTCCCAGTCTCCCAGCTTTCCACTTTCACAATCAGACATCTTTCTTCAAGCCACGCCCAATCTATTTCCGGATTGCTTCTGTCGAGTTCGTATTCGTTGTTGTTGCTGATGTAGATCGCAGGTCTCCCCCATGCAATTGTCACGTCTCCGGCGTATTTAGCCGTTGCGTCGAACTCAGGTTCGTGTCCAAGCCAGTTTTTGTAAGAGTGAAAGAATTTCAATCCCCCCTGTAGGTCATCGAAGATGGCGTAGTCGTATTTATCGGTTTCCACTGTGGCGTACGTCTGTCTGGTGATGCCTAGCTTCCCTAGTGCCACTTTTCCACCAAACCTCACGTGACGGTCTGGTCTGATGCTCTTAGCCCAAAGGCTTTTTCCAATTCCAGTGGGTCCCACCAGGATCAATGATTTTCCGCGTACTATAATCAATCAAGTCAGCTTCGCTTACGTAATACAGTAGTATTAGCACTGTCAATGCACTGTGCTGTGTTGGCTACCAATGACCACCCTCAAAAGGGGGGGTCTTGGCCAACCTGACCCGAAGCGAAGCGTAGGAAGCAAGGTGGGTTAGTACCCCACCAACCCTCCCCGGCGGAGCCGACTATGTCCTTTCTCTCTGGAAGGATACACAATAAAAAGAAAACAATCTCCACATGAACTTCACGTTCACACTATGATACTTGCGCACTCAAGAGTAGGCGCTGCGACGACCCCCCCGAGTCATGGAACGAAGTGACTGCAGCCACAACGTCGTGTATGATAAAGAAAACAATCTTACCTCCAAGTTTAAATCCCTCAATGTTCTCCTCCACCCAATGTTTCAGTTCTGGATAGGCTTCGTAGTCGATGACTAAGCCCTCGGGGTTTTTGTATGGTGTCGGTTTCGGTTTTAGAATGTCTCGTTTGAATGATGCGATGTTTCCGTAAGATAGTATGTATCGTTCGCCGAAGATGTCCCATAGGGCCTCGTCAAGTTCTGTCTCTGATGTCATCGTTCTGAGTCGTTTCAATTCCTCTGGGTTTGTCTGTTCGGCAGTCTTTCGCTTTCTTCCGCTTGTTGTTTCTGGTCTGTCCAGTAGTCCTCCTCCGACTATGTCCCCATCCTTTGTTGCGTAGTCCCACATGTCTCCAGGTTGTCCTCGTGTCATCGGTGCTATGTTTGGGTGATACCCATCTATGTCGAAGCAGTCTTGCTTGCTGAACTTCTTTGTGCGGTTGAAGTCCACAAATGCGTGAAGGTGTGTCCCTCTGTCTTCGTGCGATTCTCGTCCAATGATGCACTCTCCGTTGTATGAACTAATCAAGTCCACAATCTTGAAAGGGTCGAGGTCTCCGCATTGCGAGTACGTCAGTAGTACGTATCTGTTTTGGAATCTGAAAGATGCCATGTTTGCCGACTGGTCTGTGCTTGGGCTGGATGAATTGATCTTCTGTA